TTACCTTTACCGTTCCTAATGTCTGTGTATCAGCTTCTCCTACAGAGATGTAAGCAATTGCATCCAGATACTCGCAGAACAGACGTAAGCCCATGATTGCGTAGTTATCCGAAATCATACGGTTGTATGTTCCTTCTGAGTGGAATCCGATAAACCCTGTCTCTGAATCCGTTGTGAATCCAAGTCCAGCTTTGGTAAACTCTGAATCTCCCGGATCAACATAATATGCAATCATGTTGTTGAGCGGTGTTGCAATTACAACATTCTGCGGGATCTCAGAAGTAACAAATACCACATCCGCTCCAAGGAAATTTGTCAGATACTTGAAGCCGAATGCTGTCTGCAGTGTAATATCTGCTGCACCGAGATACTTGTACACATCCAGAGTATTTACCCAAACAGCTACTCCGGTTGCCGTTCTCTTCATCTTCTGGAACTTAGCCACAACCTTTCCGATTGCCATTGCAACAGCCATCTGCCAAGTTGTTTCGTGTCCTGTAAGAGATCCGGCTTTTAACTGTGCGTAGAATTTATCAGTCACTACATTCTGCAGATCGGACTTGAACTCATCATCCGTATCCTGTACTGCCGTCTCATAACCTTTTTCCAAAATGGCTTCAAGAGATACGCCTTTACGATATTTTTCAATCTTGATCGTATCAAAAGGCTTTTCTTCTACTGTGTATCTGGACATCGGGATTTCTTCGCCTTCTCCAACATCCCCTGACTGCAGTTCACCTTTTACCGTTTTGGTCTTTAATACCGAATTGTTTTCCTTCCTGATCATTCTGGTAATTCCCAGAATATCTAACAGTGCCTTCAGGTTCTTACCGAAGGATGTGACAAAGTCAATCTCTCTGGCTTTTACCTCGATCTGCACTTCTCCTGTCAGGTTATTCGGTGCTGCAAATATCTGCAGACCTAATCTTCTAATATCATGCATGTTTCATACTTCCTTTCTTACTTACTGAAATAATGTGATGTTCTCAGCGATCAGTTTCTGTCTTTCTGACGGATTCTTCACTTCTAAGATCTGTTCTTTTGTCATCGATGGTTTATCTCCACCATTACCTGCTTTTGGAGGTTTCCCCTTTAAAGCATCTTTCACTGCATTCTGTACCGCTTCCTTGTACATGGTTGAGAAAGCTTCTACTGCTGCCTTGGTTCCATCTGCATCTTCTGCTACAAGGTTCATAACCAGCTCATCCGGAATAGCAATGTTCTCATCTGCCAGCATCTTGCGAGCTTCTTTCGCCATGTCTGATCTGGCATTCTGACGTTTCATCTCTTCCAGTGCATCCTCCGCTTTCTTCGCCCGGTAGTTTGCCTTTTCCTCATTAGTCATCTGAGCGAGCTTTTCGGCCTCTGATACCTTATCGTCTGTCAGTGTCTTCCATTTGGTCTGTGCATTTGTCACAGCCGTATTAACAGCCTTCTGGACACGTCGGTCGAACTCTGACTGATTGCCTTCCAACTTCAGGAAATCATCAAATGACATTGTTGTGTTACCGTTATTTCCAGGCTCATTTCCAGCTCCGGCGCCATCTCCTGTTCCGGATCCACCGCCGTCTCCTCCAGGCTCTGTAAATAACTGCAGGTTACTCATTGGAATTCTCCAGTGATTGTTCATGTATTTCATCTTATCTATCCTTTCCGCCCCGCCCCATTCATTTAAGCCCAGGTCGTTGCATCTTAAATGTGTAGTTTAACGACATCCCGGTCACATTAAGTTACATGATCCGGACATACTCCGGAAACTCCTCGGCAATCATACAGATGCCAATGAAAAAGGAATCCACCAGAGTTTTCGACTTCTCTGATAGATTCCCATACTTTATATCCACCCTCCCGGGAGATATCTCATATTCAATTTTATCGTCTGTCAGGTCCTTTATGGACTTGATCAGTGTCTGTGCAAGTGCTGTTACACCGGAACAGACGATATCTGATCCGGAAACAGCATAATTTGCATGTCCGGATATCTTTATTTCATCCTTGCGGACGGTTACTTCAATCAAGGCATCCCACCTCCTGAAACGTGGCAAAGATTTTCGATGATTGAATTGCTAACCAATCCACCATTTCTTCATTTTGCGCCCAAGCGGATATCATATTCGAGCTTGCAGATAAGCCGCTCTCTTCCAAATATGCATGTATAATTTCATGTCTCAGCACACGGTTCATATGTCGTTTTCTTCCTTCATCCGTGAAATCTTTATCCTTGTTTTTCAGAATATAAATTTCTCTATTACATCGATTAAACAAACCATCTGCATATTCTCCCACACTTTTCAATCGCTCCGGATACTCGTCTACAAAACGAATATCGTAACATGTCCCCATAATACTAACATTCATATCTTGCAATCCTGTCACCTCCTTGTGCTAAAATGAGTATAAAAATACCACCAATCAATATGATCAGTGGTAATTAACCCCAAGCTACAATATCTTCTTTTGGGAAAGTGTTCTTTTCACAATATTCTTCCAGACGTCTCAACGCATGTGCTGCATAGCTCATATCATATCCGTCCGCTTTTTCTTCAATATCTCTTTCTCTTGTTGTTTTTCCAAAAATAACAACACCGTATTCTTTTGAATCTTCCGGATAATATCTGTATTTTACATCCGCTTCTGTAATTTCAATCAATTCAAGTCGCAGCATCTGTCCACTTCCCTTCTACAAATTATTTTTATTTTTGAACTCTTTTAAAGCTTTTTGATAATTATATTTTTTCTCTGCCAAACGGTGTGCTTCCTGATAACTCATATGTTTTTTATTCATCAACTCGTATTCCAACCGTTCATGCTTCAACATTATCAAATCATGCTCTTGGATGTTCTTTCCTTCACGCAATCTTCTGAACGACTCCGCCATATCATAATCTGGATCAAATCTTCGCTTTCCACCGTATAGTTCATGTTCTTTTATAAATACGTGATCATATACCTTGCTAATGCTCTTTTCCGATATTCCCGTATTATTCGCAATGGTCTTGACCATATTGTTCTTTTTGCTACGTCTCACAGATTCATAATATTTAATAGCGTGTGCATCTCTTTTAACATATAATGGATCATTCTTATCTGTAAGAGCTCCTTTCACAGCTCCTGAATTTATTATATCATTTCCTTTACCTTTTGCAATAGAGCTCTGATATCTTCCGGTGGAACTGCTACGTTTTAACGTCTTTTCCAACTCTTCTTTAAATATTTTTGCAAATTTTCTTGGGTTCTTACATGTATAAGCCTCTGCAAATGCTTCTGCAAATGCTTCACGTGCATCTTTACTTCCATATGATCCCAAAACGTCTACCAGATTACTTGTTTTTGCTTTAAATATGTCTCCATCAAAATACCTAAGCAAACTATTTTGGACAATATCATAATCCTCCACTGAAAAGTTTTTATTCAAGCTATCTGCTATATAGTGGCCATACTCATGTGCAAAGAAATGTATTTTATAGTCATCCGATTTTGAATATGTTATCAGTTTCGATGTTGGTTTGGATTCAATAGATTTCTTCATAAGTTTGATTGATCTTGATTTACTATAATACGCACCTGCTGCCGTTTTTCCATTTTCTTTTAAATCATCAACGACAGATATCGAATTTAGTTGCAATTTATTTTTATTAAAATAGCTTGCGTGCTTGGCTTCAAAATCCGAAACAAAGTCCGCATATTTGTTTATGATTTCCTCTGGTAGCTCAGTCGATGAATTGTTTCTAAACTTTATGCCACAAGATTCGAATTTCGCAATCGGATCTTCTTTGGCATTGGATTTATAATTCTTTTTTTCTTTATCATTAAGGTTCTTCCTTATTTTCTCAATTTTTTCAGCAATTTCTTTTGCTTTCTTTATTTCATTAGCATCAGAACCATCAAAACCTTCTTCTACACTACCAAAATCATTTACAAACTCATCATAAGAATATCCTTCTGTCAGTTTTTCGAAATCTTTTTCATATTTGCTTAATTTATCAACCAATTTTTCAGATTCCTGAGAAACCTTCCAATCTTCGAAATTCAATCCATGTTCCTGATAGCTGTTTATCCACTCCTCATAAGCTTCATTATCCATATATGCGGCTGTGCTGCAATGACAGTTCGGATGCATTGGTGGAGCATTCTCTCCCGGCATCATATCATCTACCTTGAAATGCTTATCGTCCAGCCCTTTGCAAATCGGACATACATCGCCTTTTGTGCATGCAACATACACATACTCATCAAAGCCATTACGGATAAAAGACTGCTTCTGAGCCTCTGTCTGCACTCTTGCAAGCTCTGTTACCATGAGTCGTTCAGCATTATAAGCACTGACACCGAATCTCTTCTCCAGATGCTTTGCAAGTTTCTTCGGATTCTGTCCTCTGATCAGTCCTGATGCAAGTAATCCTTCCAGCTCTGCTTTGAGCATGCCCTGATACATCCAAATACGATCCGAATATGTCGCATTCTTAAACGATGCATTTACAATTGCATGAGCGTATTTTTCATTCTTAAGAACGGACTTTCCAAGGATACCGGCTTGTCTCTGGAACTCTTTCAGTGTTCTGTCGGTCAGCTTCTTATCGAAATATTTCTGCATCTCATCAAACCCAGACACCATCTCAAGACCGATATTTGCCTTCAGGAGCTCCAACCGGTTCACCTTCATAGTCAGATTATAGATCCGCATCTCTTCATTTGCCCGATCGGAAAAATCTTTTGTTTCAACATATTTCTTTGCTTTCCGTTCATATGCTGCAATATCCAGCTTGCTTACTCTCTTCTTTGCCTCAGCCATCGTAATGCCTTCTTTAGCAGTATACTTGGTATAGAATCCGTTGATCTCTTTATTGATCTCGTCCATCATATTGGCATAGATCTCTTTGATCTTACGATTATACTCAGCTTCTTCCTGAATATTATGTTTCTTTGCTTCCGTTTCCCGGTTCTTCCAGTACTCCTGACTTGCCATCACCTGCACCTCCGAACATTTGTGTCATAACAGGATCTGTCTTGGCTTTTTCCTGCTCACTCTCGATTTTTTCCATCTCACTCTGCACATTATCCACTACAGACAGTACACCAAGCTGTGTCTCTTGTGATACGATTCCATCCAAGTTGCCGGCGATCTGACTCTCTTCCAGTACATTCGATGGAATATTCGGTGTGAAATGATAATGCAGTTTCACCCAGTCATTTTCTTTCATTCCAGATACAGGATTCGAAAAGATCAGCTTGTACCGCCGGTTCATTCCGGATGTAAACTTTCGTTCTTTTGTCTTGGCCAGATTGCTCATTCCCTGCAGCTTATACTTCATGGCAATGCCGGAGCTTGTACCGAAGTTCTCGTCTGAGATATTCGCAACCATACCGATCTGGAATATTAATTTCTCCAGACGATCAATCAAATGTTCCTGTGTGGTATCTCCATCTGGCTTATTCAAAAAATCTACAATAAGCTGATTCGCATCTCCGTCAAAGTTAATAATACGATTATCCCGGATGTGCTCCACCTCGTCATCACCAAGCATAGTTCCAAGTATCTTCATGTAGGCATCCGCAAAATAATCTACATCATTTGATTTCTCACTGATTGCTTTGTTATAAGCATCAATCATTGACATTACCGGTTCAAAGATGCATGTGCGCTCTTTGTTCTCCACATACTCTGTAGCCGGCACCCCGTCAAATCCATGTATCTTTTCTTCTTCCTCCCATATAAGCTTTCCCTTCTGGGTAAACCAACGTATCTTCTCCGCATCTGATACGCTTCCATGCAGTACATCATTCGAATCTATGTACAGTCTAACGAAATACTGTTCCCTGCACAGCACCGAATCATCGTAGATCATAAAAGCATCGAACGGTGTCAGATATGTAATCCCGATATTTCCCAGTTCATCCACGTAATACATCTCGTATCCTTTGCCGTAAATGCAACATATCTTCGACAGCTCCGCATTGTTATCGTCCTGATCATTATACTGATCCAGGAGCTCCACATATTTTTTGATGTTGCCTGCAGCATCGCCATCCACAGATATCTTAATTGGATTCCCAATAAAATATCCGTTAAATGTATCCACCATATATTTTGCAAAGTTCACAGCAATACGATTGTCCGGTTTATAATTCGGCTTTGGTTTCTGATGGAAAATCTGGTAGTCTGTTTCGTATGCATCTTTCAAACGTTTAAACCGAAAGGCACACTCTGCATCATGCTTTGCTATGAATTCATTCAGTTTGTTATCTGTCAGTTCTTCCTCTGACGGTAATCGAAATAACACTTTACAGTCCTCCTTTCAGGTTTCTGTTTAATTTCGGCTTAGCCTTACGTTCTTCCTCAATGGAATAACGCAGCATAGCCATTGCATCATCAAAAAATGGAACTGGTTCTTCCAGATAAGTGTTGGTACGCTCATCCTTCTTCCACTTCCATTGTTGTATTTCTTTTATGGTATTCACACAGGACGGATGTATGTGAATCATGTGTTGCTTCAAATAGTCTATCTGAGCATGAACACTGTTTGTCTCTTTATTGACTCCTTTTGCCCTGTATCCGGCTTTCTGCCACATCTTGATACGGTCCGGCTCAGCCGAGTCGCACCACATCCTCAGTTTCTTGTTGAATCTTCCGGCAGCCAGCTTAATGATCTCCTCTGTGTCCATCTCATACACATACAATTCCTGGAACAAATACAGATCTCCATCCTTGAAGCCTACCTCGCCGATGCAGTTGGCATGGTTAAAGCCAAAGTCCTGTGAGTTCACAATGTAATCATAGTTCTCCGGATTCCAGTCAAATTCCTCTATGACATAATTCTTAAGGATAAGACCGGCAACCTCTCCCCATTCACCCAGACCATACACCCGATAACCTACCGGATCTACTTCCTTACGCCGGAGCATACGTCTGTGATACGCTTCATCAATGAACCGGTTGTTCTCGTAGGTTGACTGATGCGTCAGTACATCCGGATCGGCACGATCAAAGAACACTTTCTTAATCCAGTGATGTGATGACACCGGATTGAATGTTAACCTGATCTGGTAGAATAATCCCTTCGGCAATATACCTCGAAGTCGGTCATCGATGATTTCAAAATCTGACTGTGTAATCTCTGTGGCTTCCTCTACCCAAACATCGGTAAGCTTCCCGCGCTTAAATGTAATTGACTTAAGTTTCTCACGTTGCTTCTCGTCATTTACCCCGCGGAAGATGATCTGGTTATGATTGTTCTTACATTCCAGAAGCATATTTGAAGTATTGATGTACCAATACTTCTTATAGCTTTCTCCGAACATACGAAAAATAGCACTCTGCAATTCTGCAAAAGTGCTATCTCTATTCGTTACATCTGCTTTTCGGACGCACAAAAGATTACGTCCCGGATCATTCATCAAACGAATGATATAATTCTGTGCCGTGTCCATACTCTTTCCGGATCCGGCAGAACCTTTCATCACGATGTATCGTTTTTTACTATGATCAACCTCTTTGAAACCGGCGTTTGCTTCTACCTTTATTTTCATCCGGTATCATCCTCACCGTAATCGATCGTGATGTTCAGGTCCATATCTACATCTGTTTCAACTTTATCGGTGAACAGTGAATATCTTTTACCCAGGAGCTCTGCAGCCTTTAACCTTTCTTTTTCTGACGGGGATTTTTCCATCGTCCTCGCTTCGCTGCAGCCATCACCGGTTCCTTCAACTACAATTTCCTGTGCAGTGCTTTCTCCACGAAGGACCGATGTTAGATACTCGATCACTTCCTGTGCATCTGCCGTTTTCTCATTGTGAAGTTCTTCCATACGGTCATCTATATATTTTTTAACGTTAACATTAGTTAACAATCTGCTCGCTGCTGATTTAGCTGTTTCATCACTTTTAACATTTTTGTAGACCGTCTTGTAAGCCCGGGTGGCATTGCAGTCAATCAAATATTCATCGCAAAATCTTTTCTGTTTTTCCGTCACTCAGACTTACCTCCTGTTTTTTTTGACATTATAAAAGCACCCCGGAGGGTGCCTGTATTTTTTATCACTGTTTTCTTTCCTTGTATTCTTCCATTTCCTTGCGTTCCAACTCCCAATCTTGATTAGATAGTTTTACCAACTCCTGATCAGAAATTCTTGCTTCATCTATAAATATTTTATGCCTATAATTCCAGTGTTTCTGTCTTATCTCCCTTAGCTTCGGATCTCTTATTCTATGAATTTCGCCTATGCTTAAATTTTCTTTATACTGTTCTTCTTCACTCAACCATTCATCCATATTGAACCCCCCCTACTTTTCAGTATTTTTTTTCTATAATTTCAATATCATCATAGTAAATAACAACTACATCATCATCTGTTATATTATTTTCTATATATGGCTTTTGCGGATTACCTTTTTCGTCCAATATATACTTTCTATATTTTTTTAAAGAGATAAATTGCTTTTTTCCCTCTTCCAACTCTCTCTTTCCTAAATATCCTTCATATACAAATTTTTCATTTCGCATATACACTCTCAACCACGGACTTTTTTCACCATCATCCAAAACATCTATCTCGTTCTCATCCATGCTTGTTTGAATATCTAAAAAATTAAAAATATCTTTTAACACATCGGATTCTTGCGCTACATGTGCTATGTACGGAGTAACCATCGAAACACCCATCATACAAAAATGATATGCCATTTCCGATGATATTTGAAATCTATCTACACATATTTTGTACAAAAAACTTATTACAATTGATTTTGCGATAGTTCCTTTTTCATCTTTCAAAGTTTTCGCTTTCAAAAAGTAATATACATACAGCGAAATATACCCCGGATAAAAATACACTATATATGTTGCTATTGAATCCATTAATTTTAAAATATCATCTACTGACATCTTTTTCACCTACTCTTCCGGTGGATTTCCTGTTGGCTTTCCATTTTTAATTCTTCCTTCGCGTGAAGAAGTCACCCTCCTTCCTCTATTGCGACTTTCTCCAAATGTTTGAAGATTCGTCCTAGACGATTTTCTTTTTGTACTCTTATTGTTATGTTTGTTTTCACACATCTTTCTTCCTCCCATACCTAATAAACCTACTCCCATAATATCTCATTTCTCGACATTACGCAACGAAAAAGACACCCGCGTTGCCAGGTGTCTTCTCTCGGTTTTATTAGGTTGTGGGGGAACTGATCGAATGACTATCATATGTCTTTTCATCATGTCCAGTATAATAATAACATAGTAAAATTATTAACGTCATTAGTCTTGCAAATTTTCTTTAATTATTTGTGCTATTCGCCCCTGAGTGCAATTCAAGCATATTCCTGCATCTTTCTGCGTCATCCCATCCAAGAATACCATTTCAAATATATCCTTGGTCGTTCCATCAGGCATTGCGACTATGTACTTCTCTACTTTCTCGTTCTCCCGGATCAGCTGATCTTTTCTCTTCTCCTTCTCATAGATCCGCATCTTCAATGCAGTTGCTGCCTTCGGCTCTTCTACCCTAACCTGCACATGCTCTTCGATGTAAGGAAAATCATCTGAACTCTTTGTGACCTTTCCCGATACAACCGGTACTGCGTCTAGTCTTTCCTGAAGCTTGGCAATGATCCCGTCCAGATTCTCAATATCCCGCTTATTCTTCTTGTATTTACTCAGCTGCTCTCTGTTCATTATACTCCCGCCTCACTCTTTCCTGAATCCCACTGATCAACATCTCTCCATCCATGTCACTGTACATCTCAATGCCTTTACGAAAAAACAGCTCGCATTCATTTTTGGTATGAAGTGCATTCGTGTCCTTTGGATGTCGCCTTAACCTGATCAATGCCCGCCGGTAATCATCTGCAGCCTTCTTTACAACTGCTGCTTTTAAGTTTTCATAGCACTCGACATATTCACTCATCGCCGGTCACCTCTTTTATGTCTACTCCCATCTTCTTCAGGTAATCCTCTACTGAATAGCTCTGATAAGCTGGTGTATGGAATCTCTCACTTGCCTTCGCATCATGACTTTCTTCCAACTCCTTATAGTGTTGCTGATCATCCAGCTTTACCCGTTTTCTGTCTCTTCCTCTGTTCAATCATTTCTCAGCTCCTTCGTTTTGTTCTCTCTTCCAGATTTCCACTATATCCTTAAGCTGTACGCTCTTATCCCGCCTTGTTCCTCCGGCACTGTAATGGAATCCTGTATCTGTAATCTTTGTGATCCGGCAGCAACCATTCCCTCCACCGCTGGCATACTGAATCGATACTTCATCACCAACTTTTAATTCTTCGCCTGTTTCCTTGCAAACAATTTTCTTTTCAACCTTATAGTTCATCTGCCTTATCTCCTTATCGCATATCCTTTTTAATTGCTCATCCGCACTTGCTCCTACAACACATAAACTCCATACTACAAAGAGTGTACAGATGGCAACGATGAATATTATTATTTTCATTGTTCCCTTCGCTTACCTCCTAAAAATTATAATTAATCCAATCGCCATAAGTAATATCTTGATCACAGCTATGATCCTGTCTCTTATGATTCAGTTATCTTCTTCCCTGCATGGTTCCGGCAACGGCATCCAGGCATTGACAAATATTCCATAGCTTGAATATGATTTTTCATCATCTCCCGGATAGAATGTACCGCCTTCATCATTTTCTTCGTATCTTGCGATATCCAGCATTGTTGCATTCTCAAATGATACCAATATGTAACTTTCATCCTCCGGCAACTTCTCACTACACAGAATCCACTTACCGAAATCATCATTCTCCTCCCGATCTTCATACATCGCCAGTCTATCCACCAGCTCCTGCTTCTTATTCGGGGACCAGTACCCTCGCTTTATACCGTTCTCTCTTTTATGTGTTAATCTCTCCATGATCTATTCCTCCACATGCTTCTTTTAAGTTCTTCTCTACTAACATTTACTTCGCCCCCCTTTTCTGTTCCACACTTTTTCTAAACATCCACGATGTAAAAATATCTCAGTACCCCTTTTTGTTTTTATGTATTCGATTGTTTCAAGATCATCGTCCTCCCGAATGGCTTCATCACATCCCGGACAGATGACAGGAGCCTTATGCTTCTCCACCATTTTTTCTATCATACTTTTCTTCTTTTTCTCGCTTAATGCTATCATCTTACACCTCCAGCCGTATCTTCCTGATCCTTGCCTTCAGGCTTTCCATTACCCAGTTCTGTACATCGTCCTTTTTCTCCAATGCCAGCATGACATCCTCATCCCTGGTGCCGCTGCTGACCAGATGATGAATGATCACTTTCTCTTCCTGCCCCTGCCTATGCAGTCTTTTATTTGCCTGTGTATATAATTCATAATTCCAGGTCAATCCGAACCAGATCACGTGATTCCCGCCTTGCTGCAGGTTCAGACCATAGGCGCTGCTTGCCGGATGCGTAAGTAGAACATCTACCTCATGCCGGTTCCAAGCATCCTCATCCTCTGTTGTATGCAACTCTCTTACCCGAAGTTTTAGTTTTTCCAATGCCTTCAGGATCCGTATCCGGTCATGCTGGAAATTATAAAACACCAGAACTGATTTCCCCTGCAGGCTTTCGATCAGTTCTAGGAATGCCTCTATCTTGCATCCATGAACTTCGTGGATCTCATGATTCTCATCATAAATTGCCCCATTCGATAACTGCAGTAATTTGTTACTTAACGCAGCTGCACTGGTAACGCTGATTTCTTCTTCATCTTCCGGAAGTGCAAGGACCATTTTCCTTTCCAGCTCCTTGTATGCCTTTTCTGCTTTTGGATCCAGCGTAACCGGTACCTGATGGTAAATGATGTCCGGAAGCTGTAAATAATCTTCAGCCTTCATGCTGATGCAGATATCTGATATCTTTGCGAGTATGCTCTCTTCCGTTCCCGGTTTCGCCTTGTAGTTATACACAATGTTCTGTCCCCGGTCTCCGGGATCAAAATACCGTTCACGGAATTGTGTGTAACGTTTTCCAAGTCGTTCGCCGCTGTCCAGCAGAAATATCTGGCTCCAGAGATCTTCTAATCCGTTCGGGGAAGGTGTTCCGGTCAGCTCCACCATCCGGGTGATATGGCTGCTCATGCTTGCCAAAGCTTTAAATCTTTTTGCTTTATGGCTTTTGAACGAGGAGGACTCGTCCACGATCACCATGTCGAACGGCCATGCCTGTTTATAATAATCCACCAGCCAGCATACGTTTTCACGGTTGATGATATAAATATCAGCCGGGATATTTAATGCCCGGATCCTTTTTGTCTGGCTTCCCAGTACCTGCGATATCCGAAGCATTTTCGTGTGCTCCCATTTATCCTTTTCCTTCGTCCAGGTTCCCTCAGCAACTTTCTTCGGTGCGATCACCAGCACTTTTCTGACCTGAAAGCGGTTATACTTTAATTCCTTGATGGCTGTCAGCGTTGTGACCGTTTTTCCAAGTCCCATGTCAAGAAACAGCCCGATCTTGTTGATCTCTATGATTTTCTGAATGCAATGTGCCTGATAGGCATGTGGCTTAAATTCCATGCTGCATTTCCTCCAAGAACTCTTTCACGTCTTCCAGCCCATACAATACCCGGACATCCTGCCCCAGATCTTTTAATCTTGTGATCTGCACTCTCTGCAGATTAGACAGCTTTCCGGTTTCTGTTTTCAGCTCTATGAACTTTGGTGCTTTTCCCGGAAGGATCACGATCCTGTCCGGCACCCCATCGTTTCCCGGACTGACGAACTTGTACGCTCTGCCTCCCTGATTCCTTATCCCATCCACCAGCTTTTTCTCTATCTCTCTTTCCAGCATTGAACATCCCTCCTGTGTTGCTGTTGCTCGCGTACGCACGTGTATGTACCCCTGTATTATGTGCGCCATATACGCCATATACGTATTTTTATTATTTATTTCTATCTTCATATATAAAATATGGCAACATTGGCAACATATTATAGAAAACCCTTTGTTTTTCAGGGTTTCAGCGTTTCCAAAACCGTTGCCATTCTCCATTTTCTTTTGTAACATTGGCAACACAGCCATTTTTTGCCCGTTGCCAATGTTGCCATTAAGTTGCCGTTATTTTTCCAGCATGGCAACACTTTTGGCAACGCACTCAAAACCTTTTTGAATCCCATGTGGACCATATCTCCGCTTAGACCGGTTAGGTTTCCACCCTCTTAAGTTTCCAAGTATCTGATTAATTTCCCTGCTGTCTGTTCGTTTCATGTACTTTGCCTCACCGCCAAAGCACTCTGTCCAGATCTCCAGGGCACACACTTTATCCCTGTCTACAAGCTCCGTTTTATCGTCCAGATGGAGATTCCCATTCCAGAACTGCTTCCTTTGGAACAGGCTCAATGAGTCCCAGTATGACGGAATTTTCCGTTCAAGGAACTCCCGGATGATGCCCTCTTTTCCGGAGGTCTCTCTGTGGCTTTCCTGCATCTCCATAGCGATCTCTTCTTCCTCCCTGGACATATACAGCGGTTCTCCCATTTTCCAATACGTGTAAGCCTCTGCCCATATCTGGTCTACCTCGTCCGGCAAATCGTTCCACACTGATTTTCTCGCTGGATGTACCCCTACATCTACCGGCCAGAACCGACGATTTCCTGTCATGTCTTTTAAAAACTCTTCCTCGTTACTAGTACCGAAGAACACACACCGTCTTGGATATTTATTCGTCCTGCGCCCGTAGGCAGCGCGATAAATGTCGTCCGTTTTACTCAAGAATTGCTTGACAGCATTCGTCTCCTGTTTGGTCATAGCTGTCAGTTCTCCGACCTCATTGATCCACGTTCCCTGTATCAGCTCTGCAGACTCCTTCCCTTCAAAACTGGTCAGTGAATCAGAGAACCATTCTTTTCCAAGGATACTTAAGAACGTACTTTTACCAATTCCCTGAGGTCCGGTAAAGATTGGCATGTAATCATATTTCACTGCGCCAATCACAGCTCTTGCGACTGCAGCACACAGGGATTTTCTCATGACTGCGTGGGTATATATGTTATCTTCTGCACCCAGGTAATCCGGGAGCAGTGTATCAATCCGCTTTTTTCCGTCCCAGGTTACACTTTTCAAGTATTCTTTTACATCGTTGATTTTATTCTGACTGCTTACGATCAGCAGTGCGCTGTCTAATTTATCCCTCCCGGTGATTCCATAGAACAGCTCCATATAGTTGTAAAATCCCGCATCGTCTTCGTCTTTCCAGCGGCGCTTTCCTGTCTCTTTGCTCCAAGGAACTCTTCCAAGAATAAGCCCACAACTTGCGAATTCATCCGTTACAATTTTGCCTTTTAACAGAGGATCGTTTTCCAGAACCAGTACCGCATTATTGATCGTCTTTGCTATTTTTCCATTTCCATCTCTTGTAAGCCGGTCCAACCACGCAAGATCCAGTTCTTCTGAAGAATCCTCGTTGTCATATGAATTCTGTGCTTTCTCAAAGGTTTCTTTTGCTAATAATCCGGATACGGCTTTATCGTTGCTTGCAAGCTTAGTCATGGATATAAACGACGGCAGCTTACTGTTCGGTGTACCCTCTTTTGCATTCTGATCCTGATCACCGTACATATGTAAGCGGATCAGATCGAACGCATTCACCAAGAGCCCAGAGCATGGATCTGTTGCATGATGACTATATAAAAACAGATCGCCATCATACACGATCGCCCCACCGATCGTTGAACCGCCAGTATAGGTATATCTTCCTTCCACATCTGTCGGCTCGTACATGCCGGGGATAAACTTTTCCATTGCCTGCGTAATGCTGTAGGTTCTGCAGAATGCCCCGATGATTCCTTTTTTCTCTGTCGGGTTCTCCTGTTTTGCCAGCCTGCGTCTTTCCACTGCATCCGTTCCCGGTACCTGTGGCCATTGGGATATATCCGTCCAGTCCCCGTACATCTGCAAAAGTCCCCGCAGACTGCAGAATGGGCGGTCATAAACTTCGCATATGTATTCACTGTCCCTGCAGCAGCTCGGCCAGTACATCAGTCTTGCAACATCAAATGTAGTCGGGTCACAGAATTCGATTCCGATCAGTGATGCCAGCTTCCTTGCTGCAGGTTCATACTCATCTGCTGTTGCTGTCCTGTCTAAAGGTACGATTACTCTTAATCTCGGCGCATATCCGCAATGTTTTCTGGTGCTGTACACTGCAGCGTTACACCCCAGCCCGGCCACACGCCGTAAGATATCTTCTGTTCTTCCCGCCGGAATATTATCCATATCCAGTGTCAGAAGATCTCTTCCTTCCACATAAGCTGCTTTTCTTATATCACCAGCAAATACGCCGCCTACGAATCCGCCTACATCTTTCAATTCATCCTGTTTCACTTTTGCGTAGCTTAAATACTCTTCCAGTGTTTCTGTGCTACGCACCGGTGTCTTCAGCTTCTCTACAAATTCAGCCCAGGTGAGTTCCATTCTCGGCCAATGTTTTGTTTTTCGTGTTCCTGCCATACTAATCAGCAGCATTCTGTTATTCTCCACCTTATGGCCTCCTAGTCTTTCATATAATAGTTGCTTTCAAATCCGGCACCTTTCAGTATCAACCCCGGCGCCCAAGGTATCGGCTCTGCCATCAGATCACAAATTTCATCAACCGTTGTCCCCATCGGCGCATCAATGATAACCTCATCATGCACATGGAATACCACCTGTAATCCTTTTGCATCGATTCTTCTTAATGTTTCCGCTAGGCAGTCCCTTGCGATTGCCTGTACGATATTCTCTGTCATCTTCCCGCCATAGGTAGAAGTCACTTCCCATTTTCTGGTCTGCTGGCCAACCGTATAATAATGGATTGCCAGCTTTCCAAACTGATTTTCCTTCAGAAAAGGTCTCGGATAATAAAGTTTTCTCCCGCTTGGCAGTTGAACCGTCAAAAAATTCTGACCGTATACAATGTCACTTTCAAGATTGAAGATCAGGTTATATATTGCCTGCGGCTGTGCGGTCTGCATAACTAAAAGTGCTGCTTCTTCTACCGCATACCACAGATCTCTGATCCTCGGATTCGCATTTCTCCATCGGTGAACGATATCCGGAAGTTCTTCTTCTGACAGTCCCATATTTAACGCTCCCATTGCGATCAAGGCGTTTGCTCCGCCCTGATATCCTAATGCGAGTGTTGCAACCTTCCCTTTCTGACGCAGGGCATATTCCGGATTTCCCTTTGCGATCTTTTCTATCGGTACGTGGAACATCTGGGATGCAGTAGCCTCATAGATCTTCCCATGTGTGGCAAATACTTCATTCACCCATGTTTCTCCTGCAAGCCATGCTATCACTCTTGCTTCGATCGCAGAAAAGTCTGCTACAACGAATTTATTTCCCTCTGAAGGGATAAATGCGGTCCGGATAAGCTGGGATAAAGTGTCTGGTACATTTCCGTATAACAGTTTGATCCCGCCGTAATTTCTGTCCTTTACAAGCTTTCTGGCATAATCCAATGTTTTGATATAGTTTCTCGGAAGGTTCTGCATCTGTACTAAACGCCCTGCCCACCTTCCGGTTCTGTTTGCTCCGTAGTACTGCGTAAGTCCTCTTACCCTATCGTCTTTTCCTTTTGCGGTATCCATGGCTACATATTTCTTGATTGATGTTTTTCCTAATTGCTGCCGGATCTCTAACGCCCGTCTTACATCATCCGGAAGATCATCTGATAATTTTTCCGTTACGGTTACCTTCTGCAGGTTATCCATTTCCACACCGTTGTCGTGGATCCAGTCTAATAACTGTACGGAGCTATTCGGATTCTGCAGTCCGGTTATTGCCCTTGCTTCATTTTCCAAAAGCTCTGTGCTATGATCATTGATCTGCAGTGCGCCGCCTATCAAAGCTGTATCTACTTTCACCCCGAATGCATTCATCCGGATATCCATCTGCCAGAGTGTTTCTTCTTCTTCCGGAACGGGAAATGCGTCCAGTCTTCTGAGGATCGCACTCTCGGTCACAACATCCTGTTTACAGTATTCCTTGAACAGCTCCCATTTTTTCGGCGCATGTTTGGGAAGATTCCATGTACGTTTTCCATTATTTTTTGTCGGCTTGCACGGAGCGCAGAAATAGCGGATCAACGCTTTACCAGTCGTCAGTTTCCTTTTATCCTGCGGGAGTCCGATTGCCTTACCTGTTGCGTCCAGTCCCGCCGTATATCCGCAGTACAGTCCATGGATCATGGTGCATTTCCATTGGCAGAGTGGTGTTTCATACCCGGCTTTGTTCATGCAGTACCATTCAAACGCTGCGTTATATGCATGTTTTACAATCTGCGGATTTCTCAAATCTTCCACAATCTTGTCCGGTATCTTTTCTCCCTGAGCCAAATCTATAATCTGAACGTCTTCATTGCCGTACCGGTATGCGAACAAAAGAATTTCAAAATCATCCGACTGTGCATAACGATATAATCCAGCTTTTCCAATATCCACACTGCTTTTTGTTTCTATGTCTATGCTTAAATGTTCCATAATGCACTCCTTTTGATAACGGGAAAAAGGGCTTTCTGCCCCTTCCCCTACATCGGTAAACCGGTAATCGGATTAATCTTCGTCGGATTTCCTGCCGGCGCAGCAGCTCCAAACACCGCCGCCGCTTTCGGTACACTTCCACCCAGCACTTCTCCGTCTTCCAGTTTCTGTACTGGTCCTAAGCCGCAACCAATCCCTTTCTTTCCTCCGTATATGTACGGGAAAAATGTTACATTTACACGCCCATACATTCCGCTGTATACTTCTGACTGATTGATGATCGGGTTACCCAGACTGTCTACGATCTCCGGTGGGTAATCTGCTTTCGCTGATGCAGTGAACACCCAGTGTCCTTTGCACTCTGGACCAAATTCCATCCCGTCTGAAGGTCTCACTCCGTCTCCGTCGTAAACTGGTGTGGCAACGATCGGCGGGCACACGCCATTCCATTTTTCAGAGATGCCTTTCTGTTTTGCAGCCTCAATAGCTGCATCAATTCTCGCTTTTGTATTCACATCGGACTTCGGAATCAGAACGGTCACCTGATATTTTTCTTCCTGTCCCTGCTGATATGCATATGGTTTAAATAAATGTACAAATGAAAATCTCGCTCTATCTGTTGTTACATTGCATAAGTTATTCATGTTATTTTTCCTCCTTGAATGCCTCTTCGGCGGTTACTATATTTGTAATTGCTTCTCTTTTATCGGATTCTTTCACGAGTGTAGGTTTGCCAGATTTCTTTACCACGAACTCTCCGACCGCATCCTGAAAATCCTTTTTCCCGATCAGTTTTTCTACCTGTGCAAGAGTCAACGGCTTCTTCTCATAAAGCATTTCTTCCATCGTCATTTCTGATTTGATCAGTTTATCGAAAGCCGCATCCATATCGCTCCAGTCTCTTACGCTTCTTCCTTCTACGGCTTTCCATCCAGGAACATCTTTTCCAGCAAGGCATTCGCTTAACGCCCACTCCTGTAAATCCTTTTGATACTTCACAATGTCCTGTAGCTCCAGCAGTCTCTTTCCTACTTCCTCTGCGCTGATCAGCGGCGGCATCTCACCGATATTGAACGCTTTCTTTACGTTGAAATCAGATCTTGCCCGGCACTGCGCTTTCGCTCTGCAGAACCGGCAGGCTTTTTCATCCGGATGATATTCCCCTTTTCCTTCAATGGCGAGTGCTGCCTTTTCTTTTACTTTTTCGCCGAAAGATAACAGTTCTTCCAGTGTGCACGTCCATTCCGAAACATGATCGATACGCGGCTGTACGATTGTCATGCAGATCTGTTCGATTGGATACAGCATCTTATATGCTGCATAAGCACCCAGAGCATACAACATCATCTGTGGGTTCTGCTCCGCATCCACCTGTACACCTTTGCCGTATTTAAAATCAAATACATGCACTGTGTTTCCGTAAACCATTACACAATCTGCAGTACCGAATCCTTCCGGGATCCAATTTTCAAGATCCAGTTTCTGCTCAATTGCAACATATGGTGCAGTATTCAGATTCAATGCCGTTACCTTCAGATAATCCAGATATTCATCTGTGTAACGTTCCATCTCATCTTTCCAAAGATTTTCTTTTTTCAACTTATTTGCACGCGTCGTATATTTTTTCTTTCCAAAATCTGGAGTATAAAAATAATGTCTCGCTTTTAACTCAGCCAGCTCATGTGCCAAGGTGCCTTCCTTTGCTGCTTCAGAAGTCGTATCCGGGAAACCTTCTTCCAGCTTTGCACTCGGTGTGCACACCAGCCACCGATGTGCTCCTGAAGCGCTCAAAAGCGCATGCGCCCTTTCTGCATGTCCCATTAGATATTTGCCCCCATTCCTCTAAGTGCCGTTGCAAAATTACCGTACTGATCTTTTGGAAGAGCCGGCAGAGCTTCCACTCCGTATCCTGCAAGAAGTTCCTGCAGCTGCGCCTGCATTCCTTTGTCCATCAGTGTCATTGCCGCGTTTGCCAATTCATCCAGAGTATATGTGCGTTCTGTTGTAGGCACCGCTGTAACTGGTGGCTGAACTGGTGTTACCGGAGCCGGCTGCTGAACTGGTGCGACCGTCGGTGCTGCCTGGGTGATCGGAGCTGTTGGTACTGCCTGAACTGGTGTGGCTACCTTTTCCGCAACTTTGTTTGCTACCGCATTGCTCTGAACTGCTGTTTCCTGTTTTGTCCCTAGTAATTTTTCTGCGAACTCCTTTAAATCTTCATAGCTTTCAAATGTAACTGTAATCTGTGCCATTATGTATTACCTCCTAATTTTTCAAGCCCTGCGTGGGCGATATTTATGAATTCATCCTCTGTAAGGCTGATTCCTTTTGTCATCTTGGTGTGGTCATCGGACCATCCTCTGATATCAAACTTTTCTGGCTTTCCATACCAGCTGATCAGATTTAACTCTTTGTGATAAACATCTGAGTCATTCTCTTTTGGCAATGATAAGATGTTTTCTTTTATCTCGTAATTATTTGCTGTCATTATTTTCCTCCGCATATCTGGCAGCTACTTCTGCCAAGGTCTGTACAACATCAAAGATACGTGTCACAGCACGATATGCCTCGAGTTTCGTCTCAGAAAAAGGTTCCGAACCATTCAGATGGTTCGTTATTCTTTTGCATAAATCTGTCGCAAATTCGCTGAGTTTCTTTTCCTCTTCTCTTGCGGTGCCTTCTGGAATTGTGTCTGCCATCGCTAAACCAATGTACATTTTCAATTCTGTCTCTGTGATTTCATATTTCTTTTCTTCTGCCATTTGACTAATTTCCTTTCTTCTCATATAATATAGTTGACTAATTTTCTGAGCGCCCAAAGCTTGCCGGCTTATACGGGTGCTCTTCTTATTTCCACGTCAGATCAAAGATCTGTCTTAACTGATCCGGCGTATAGATTTTTGCTGATGGCACCGTCACACAGCTGATCAGGTAGTTTCTCCGCACCTCTACGGTATTTGAACCCTTGCTGATCGCATTTAAGTGCTCCTGAATTCTTTCCAGTTCTTTCCGGAATTCATGATCATCCATCAGCCTTGGTATCTCTTGCAATGTCCTTACCTCCTTCACTTCACTTCACAAACAACCAGATAAATAACACTGCATCGAATGCAAGCCCGATTGCTCCGCCAATCAGCAGCTCAAACACCACTTCCCGGACGATTCTCTGCCATTTTGTTCTTGGTCCTCTTCTTTTCATGCTTGTCCTCCCTTCTACCGCCTAAGCGGTTTTCTCTTTCTGGTATCCCAGATATCCAACAGCTACACGATTCAGCTCATTCACGATCTTCGCTCGCTCCTCTGCAGATAATGTAGCCATGTCTCTCTCTACTCCATCGATGATCACGATGTTTATATGTTTCAAACTGCATCACCTCTTTATAGGTTATGTGGAACGGTTTGTACTTGTTGCGGTTCTCTGGTATAATTTTCCTATCAAATGACGAAAGGAAATAAATATGGATTATTCAAAAATCACACTTATTTTTCGAGAACGTGTCAAACTCTTTACAATGCGTTTTATTCACCCTGTTTCTGCTAAATTCATTGGACAAGATTGTTATGACTTAAGTCATGTGTATAAGTTCATCTATTCTCCTTACGAATTTACAGACACATTAAAGAACGAGCACCCGCAACCTTGTGTCTATTACCTTACTGACAATTACCGACGTTACCGTGCATGGAAGCGGAAACAATTTTACGATACTAAGGTCTGGCAATTAATTATTTCTATTGTCGCTGCCGTTATTGCTTCTTTAATTACAAACTTTTTACTTAAGTAGCAGTATCGCTATGATTCCTAGTAATACTGCAATAATTATCCGATAGCACAAGACCGTTCTATCAAAATAACGATACAGCTCTGCCAGTTCCGGTTGGATTCCATGAAATTCAAACCACTTGCGTTCATCCTCATTCTGCATCCTACTCCCTCCCTTCTTCTGAACCCGAATCATCTGTTACAAATTACTAATTACTTTCCTCTGTTATTGGAATATTTCTCATATTTATTTTTATCGTTTCACTCGAATCTTTTTCTTTCTCGAAGTTTTACCTTTTGTCTTTCCAGTAAAATGGTTTAAATTATATCCAGGCATTGTCTTTTCTCCCTTGTCCTCCTATACTTTTCTTACAGGGTATGCCAGTACCTAAGTAATAAAGAAAGGAGTATGCATATGCTTAAAATTTATGCTTGTCTCGCTGGTGATTGGGTTTGTCTTACCGATGATCCCGATTGCACGATCGGTGAAAACAAGAAATCTCCTAGTGTTTGGTGGGAAGAAAACGCTTCCATTTATTCACCTGGAAAACGTCCTTCTGATCTCCTTGATAGCTTTTATGGACTAGATTATGTTCATATTAGTTATAAGGGCAACGATTGGAGAATTAATCCAATTTACATCCAAATCGTGAACGGATAGCTTTTTTTACATTTTCAGAATCGGTGAGTTGAAGACTTCTCTTTGATTCACCGATTTGCCGATCAAACTCAGAATCAATACCTTCTCGCAATTTAACCCATTCACAATATGAAATGCCTCTCAAAGCCTCAATATACTTTTTCATCTCCATCACCTCTTTTTATTACGCCACTCCATAATGAATAGCCATTATGCAGCCTGTTCAATCACCGGAAGATATCCATGCTTCTTCAATTCCTCATATAAGAAAAGTCTGCCTTTCTGCGTCCATTCAGTCTGCATCGTGACATCTGCTCTGCCGTCAGTTCTTGTAATATCAATAGTCCGGCTATGCACATATCCGCCATTCTGATATTTTGAGTACAGCACCCACTGTCCGCCGACCTTATACTGAATCTTCAATTCTTTAAGAATCTTGTTCAGTTTTCTTCCGCTCATTCCATAGTCTTTTGCGATCTGCGTAATAGTTACCAACGACTTTGACTGTAGAATCATATCCACATAATCGGCTTTTGGTTGCAGCTCTGTGATAATCTGCTGTTGCTCAACTACCTGCTCACCAAGGAATTTACATCTGCCTTTCAATGACTCGATCGAATGGTTCGCCATCTTTAATGCTCTTGCCATAATCTGCTCCGGCGTGTTCCAGGCTTTCTCAAGATCTATGAAATACTGTCTACATTGCATTCCTTTTTCTGTCCTGCTCATTAAGCAGATATGTTTTGCCATTTCTGTTGAAATGTTGTAGTCTTGAATCTCTCTTGTTGCTCCATTATTTACAACCGTACCCGAAAGTACACTTGTAAAATCTTGTCCTGCAATAAAGCCTTTGCTGTTCACTTCAAACCATGCAGAAAATCTTTTGCTTATCCCCAAAGCTTCATGTAATTCTCTTGCTGATACTGTTGGCTGTTCTGCTTCATAATTAATCTTTAATACTTCGTTCATTACATCCTCCTTTTTTTGAACCTGTTTCATCTGTTGCTGAAATCAATTCATCCACAGTACATTTCAGAATATCGGCTACTTTCTTAATGTTTTTAACTGTTGGACTTACACTATTTCCCCATTTGCAAATACTGCCCGTCGATACATTTGCTTTTTCCTCTAACTTGTTAATCGAAATCCCACGTTCTTTTGCAAGTTTACAAATATTTTCGTAAATCAAATTCACACCTCCTTTTTCAATATAAGTTCTGAAAAAATCACTAAATATTATTGACTAACTTCTGAAAATATCCTATAATTTGAATTACCACAAACAAATAAATAGCATATTTGCCATTCTGATTATTTTTGCGATTTTTTCAGAACTTGTAATTTTATTATACGCGATATATTCAGAATGTCAAGAAGTTTTTGCGATTTTTTCAGAAAGGGCCCAAAAATATGAAAGAACGTATTAAAAGCTTGTGCAAAGACTATGGAATATCAATGAACAAGCTCGAAGAAACTCTTGGATTCGGAAAGGGGTATATCAGTAAATTAGGAAACAGTACACCTAATGCTACGAAAATAAAGAAAATTGCTGATTACTTCAATGTATCTGTCGACTATTTAATGACAGGAAATGAATCAGATACAGAAAAGTATTATTTAAATGATGAAACTGCACAGGTAGCACAAGAGATATTTGAAAACAAAGAACTGAAAGCGCTGTTCGATGTCCAGAAAGATATGGATCCGGACGACTTAAAAGCTCTGCATAGCATGGCTCTCGCGCTTAAACGAAAGGAACGTGGTGATATTGACGACACCGGATGTTAATGTCGTTCTTATGGATTTTCCTAGTAAAAAAGGAAATGAAATGGTTGTTCCGAACGAAGACGGAAGCTACACGATACTGATTAATGCCGGATTGAATTATGAATCTCAGCTTAAGGCATATGAGCATGCTATGAGCCATATAACAAATGATGACTTTTTAAAAGGTAATGTACAAGAAATTGAATACTATGCTCATCATCCACACAAAGATCCAGAACCGGCTCAAATCTATCTTGATCGCATCAAGCAACTGCAAGCGGAACAAAGACGATTAAAGAAGCGGATTGCTCGTGATCAGAAACGTGTTGAATTTATTCAGGAACATTGTGATATGTTCCAAAGAGCTGAGCATCACTATCTATATGGTGATGACTTATAAATCATAGACAGGTAATAGTAAATGGGATTATTTAAATTTTTATTAGGACAGCCTTCCAGAGAATACAGTGATAACGTAAAAGGAAAGTGGGCCGAAGATGCTTGGTCAGACATAGATCATCGAAAAATTACGGATAAATACTACCCGCAAATGGAGAAAATCGAAGAGCAATGGTCGATAATGTATAATCTTAAAAATTATACTGGAAAGCGCGCTGAAAAGTTTGAACAACTTTGTAAAGATAATATATTTTTATATAAGCAGATGGCAACCATTGAAAACTCTTATGGCGAAACTCCTCCACCAAATGCACCGGCTTTTAAGCGTTTAGCTATGCTATATGAAAAGAATAAATTGTATGAAAAAGCCGTTTCGGTATGTACTGATGCTTTATTATACGGTGCTTATGCCGAAAACATGAAAGGGCGATTAGCCAGAATGATAAAGAAAGCCGGCCGTACTCCTACTGCCGAAGAATTAAAGCTTATAGATAACTAATTTGATTCATCCAATATCTCTAACCATAAATACACAGCCCTCTTGATACGAAAGTATTTATATGGCGGAGATGCAATCAAACAAACTGTACTTAAGAAAAGAGGTATACATATGGGATTAGGCGATATTTTCAAGACCGGACAATTCAAAGCTGAAATTGAAGAGCTTAAGCAAGAGAATATTCGTTTACAAGACGAGTTGAGCCATGCACAATCCTTGCTTACACCAGAGATGCAAAATGCTCAAAAGCTCCATGAACGCATTGGAAAGCTCAACGCTCAAAAATCAACTTTAGAAAATAACATAAAAGATATTGAATCCGATATTACACAGCGCAGGTCTAATATTGAACAATTGGATCTCGAAATAAAAAATCGAGAAAAGCAGATCATTGATTTGGACGATGAAATTCTTGTTCAGGATTTTGGATTATACCGTCCACATTACAACTTTGCAAACGCACTTGACTACAAAGAAAAATTAGCCGAGATACGTTCAAGGCAAAAGGCTCTCATAAAAAATAAAGATGCTGTGACTGGAAATACCAACTGGCAAGTAAACGGAAGCGTTTCAAAAGGTAGAAAAATGGTCAACGATACACAAAAGCTCCTGCTCCGTGCATTCAATACCGAATGTGATGAACTTATCTCAAAAGTAAAATATACTAATTATGACGCATCGTTAAATCGAATTTACAAATCAGCTGAAGCTATCTCGAAGTTAGGAACTATTATGGACATTTCCATAAAACATGCATATCTAAACTTAAAGGTAGAAGAACTTCGCTTAGCTTTTGAATATCAACAAAAGAAACAAGAAGAAAAAGAAGCTCAAAAAGCAGCACGTGCTGAAATGCGAGAAGCAGCCAGACTCCAGAAAGAAATAGAAGCTCAGAGAAAGAAAATTGAGAAAGAGCAAACTCATTATCAAACCGCTTATGACCGTCTTATGAAGCAGTTAGAACACTCTCCTGATGATGAAGCTCTTCTATCCAAAAAAGCCGAACTTGAAAATCAATTGAAAGACATTGATAAGGCAATAAAGGATATCGATTATCGTGAAGCAAATCAAAGAGCTGGATATGTTTATGTAATATCTAATATCGGAGCATTTGGTCCAGATGTTTACAAAATTGGTATGACAAGGCGCTTGGATCCTCAAGATCGAGTTGATGAGCTCGGTGATGCATCGGTTCCATTTAACTTTGACGTACATGCCATGATTTTTTCTGATGATGCTCCTGCATTGGAGACAGCTTTGCATAAAGCTTTTGAAGACAGAAAACTTAATATGGTTAATACACGTAGAGAATTTTTCCATGTAACACTTAATGAAATAAAGGATGTTGTAAAGAAAAATTTTGATAAGACAGTTGAGTTTATTGATGTTCCAGATGCGGAACAGTATAGAATAAGTTTGAAGATGCAACAAGAAATGCATAAATAAAATAAAAACCGCCCCTGTTGGCGCAAGGACGGCTTAATGAATACTATACAGTGCCAAGGCACGATATAACATTCCGTGAACAAGAGTATTATATCACATTTCCCTGGCACCTGCATAGGTGTTATTTTTGTACACATTTTTGTGCGACGTCGCACATATAATTACAGGAAGGTGATACAATGAGCATAAAATATGCATACGGCTACATCCGGGTATCCACTCATGATCAGGAAGAGATCTCTCCGGACTCCCAGGAGCACCTCCTCCGGGACTATGCAGCCAAGAACAATATTGTAATCCTGAAGATCTTCACGGACCTAGGTATCTCCGGAAGGAAAGCAAATAAGCGTCCCGGCTTCCAGGAGATGATCGGACTGGCCAAGGGTGATGATCATCCGGCTGATCTGATTCTGGTATGGAAGTTTTCACGATTTGCCCGGAATCAGGAAGAATCTATCGTTTATAAATCTCTATTAAAAAAGCAGCACAATGTAGATGTCGTGAGTGTATCTGAACCACTCTCCGATAATCCTTTCGGCAGCCTGATCGAGCGTATCATCGAATGGATGGATGAATACTATTCTATCCGGTTATCCGGTGAAGTGCATCGTGGAATGAAAGAAAATGCACTCCGCGGAGCATACCAGGCACGTCCGCCTCTTGGCTACAAGGTTGTGGAGCATGGCAAGCCGCCGGTGATTGTTCCGGAAGAAGCAAAGATTGTTCGGACTATATTCGAAAAATACACAAATGAAGGCATGAGCTTCTTTGATATTGCCAGATACCTAAATTCTTTAGGGCTCAAGACTTCGCACGGAAAGCCATTTGAGCGAAGATCTGTCGAATACATCATCCAGAATCCTTCCTATTGTGGCATGATCCGTTGGAATCGGACAGAGAACAGCACCAATCGTATTAAAGATAAAGATGAATGGATTGTTACAGAAGGACAACAGCCGGCTATTATATCAAAGGAATTGTTTGAATCGGCACAGGAACGATTTAAAGCCACCTACAAGCCGGTTGGCAAGCGCCCCTCTTCCACTTATAAGCATTGGCTTTCCGGACTACTGAAATGCCCGGATTGCGGACGCACCTTAACCTCAACCACTATGAAACGAGTCAATGGGGAAAAATATTCTTACTTCTCCTGCTATGGATACAGTAAAGGTAAATGTAAAAAGCCGAACGGCATCAGCTCACTGGTCCTTGAAAAGGAAGTTCTGGCCAGCATCAAAGAAATATTGGATACCAAAGATATTGTCTATGAATTGCGTGAATATCAACCCACAGAGCAGTTTGATGAGCGCAAGGCTATAACAGAACAATTGGAAAGTTTAACCGGCAAAGAGGAACGAATAAAAGCCTCCTACCGGGAAGGGATTGATACACTGGAAGAATATAAAGCGAATAAAGCTATCATTCAGAAAGAACGGGAATCCTTAGAACAACAATTAAAGGATTTGAAAAAGGCAGCACGTAAATCTGATCAGGATCCAGCGGATGCCATGCTGCAGAAGGTCCGAAGTGTGTATGATATTCTCATCTCCAACAATTATACATACATTCAAAAGAACGAAGCCCTGAAGCAGATCATCGACAAGATTATCTACGATCGCAAGAACGATTCTCTCAAAATCTACTTTTTCTTATACAGGTAAAATGCCCGCAAGCCCAGTAAAATCAAGGGTTTGCGGGTGCTTTATAGGTTGTGACAATTTGGTTGACACAATGGGGATCCAAATCATTAGGCGATCAGGGCTACTCCCCTATCGAAATCCTACGCTATTATTATGGTGATGACATGTACATCAACACCGCCGAAGCCATCTCCGGCATTCCGTCCTCCTGGCCTGGTTATACTCTGAAGATTGGCTCATCCGGCAACAAAGTCCGGCAGATGCAGGAGCAGTTGAATGTGATTGCAGGTGCTTATCCGGCTATTCCAAAGATCACTGCTGACGGTATCTATGGACCAGCAACTGCCGAAGCTGTCCGGGTATTTCAAAAAGTCTTTGGACTGCCTCAGACCGGAGAAGTGGATTATACGACCTGGTATAAGATATCGGAGATATATGTGGGGGTATCGCGGATTGCGGAATTGAACTGACAACCATTTTCCCCACATGGGAAAATGCTAACTTTGAGTTCTACGTCACCTAACGCTTTAAAAAGGCATGAAAAAAATGTCCATTCATTTTTCGCATGCCTTTTGATTATATAATCTGAATTTTTCAATTAGTGTAATCCTTTTACGAAGTCCACTGCATT